CGCATGCTTGTGCGTCTTGTCCGACTTGGCGTTGAGCGCGTCGAGCAGGCCGGTGACGTGGCCGATCTCGTGCACATGCTCCCGCAGCGCGCGCAGGTCGATCGCCTGGGCGTTGGCATGGATCGCGACGGCGAACGCCTCCGTCGCCAGCCGCAGCCGCTCGACGTCATCCGAGAGGTTGTTCGCCGCGTTCGGCTTGGGGACATCGAGGACGGCGGTGCGGTCATCAATCACGGGCATGATGGCCTCCTCAGAAGGTGATGAAGCGCGGATCGGAGATGGCGGGCCGCGCCGCCGGCGTGCCGGTCAGCTGGATGCGCACCCGCACCTGATCGGCGGTGATCGACGCCAACTCATGCTTGCGCTCGATCCAGCCGTCGTTCAGCACCTCGGTCGATCCGGCCGGCATGGCGCTCCAGACGCCGTCGGTCTTGTCGAGCGTGAATGTGGCCGTGGCGCCCGCCGGCAGCAGCGCCTTGTAGCGAGCGATCGCCGTCACGGCGGTGCCGGCCGCGAAGGCGCGGCTGACGTAGTCACCGGTCGCCCGCAGCTTGCCGGCGATGACGGTCACGCCCGGAAAGAGCACCGGGCTCACCATCTCGGTGCCACGCAGCACCGCCCAAACCTCCACCTCCTCGGTGATGTACTCCGTGAGCTCGACCGGATCGTCCGGGAGCATGACGATCGTGCCGCCGGCGCCGGGCCGGACCACCTCGAAGTGGAGGCTGCATTCGGCTGTCGGCAGGTGCGCCGTCGCCTTGATCACGAGATCCGAGCAATCGACGAGGGCGACCGTCCCGAGCAGCACGCGCCGCTCGGTGGAGGTGAACTTCGCCGCATACAGCCAGAACGTCTGGTCGGAGCCCTGGTGGTGATCCCACGAGACCGCGTTGCTGGAGCTGTGGCGGTTGCCGATCGTGTAGGGGTTCTGGGTCACCCATTCGTCGGCGCCGGCATCATAGGCGCCGAGATCCGCGATGGAGATCGAGTGCTCGTTGTCGTCGGACTTGACGACGAAGGCGAGCATGGTGTCGGGCGTACGGGCCAACGGCGCGGGATAGGTGGCCTTGACCCGGTCGCCGACTGCGACCGTTGTCATCGGCACCACAGCCGACGCCATGGTCTCCTCGGTCGGATCGCCGTCCCGCATCGGGACGATGCCGATGGAGATCGGATTGCCGGCATCGCCGACCTTGCAGATCTGGACCTCGACACCGGTGATATGGCGGGTCTCCGGCAGCGCGAAGGACTGCGCCTGCGGGTCGGACTTCACCGGCCCCGAGTTCCCCCGTCCGGTGGCGAAGCGCCACTGGCGGATCACATTTTGCGGCAGGTTCGGGGCGGCGCCCGGCGTATCGGGCGCCGGCGTCGGTGTCGGGTCGGGCGGCGGCGGGACCGTCTCGATCGACACCAGGCGCTGCATGGTGGTGATGTCGATCGTGCCGGCGCCGACAAACTCCGCCCACGCCTCCGCGCCAGACGCGCCGCCGGCGAACAGCCATTTGGAGCCCGCGGTGACATCGGCAGGGATCACGAACGAACCGTGGATCTCGCCATTAGCGTCGCCGACAAGCACCGGCGCCGGCGTGATGTCGATATTGTCGAAGGCAAGCAGCTCCAGCGCCTCACCGGGGCCGAAGCCCTTGATGGTGTAGTTGACCTCGATCTGGCGCAGATAGGCGAGCGACTCCTGCCGGCGATCGACCAGCTCCTCGGTCACGGTGGTGCGGTCGTTGGTGCCGGAGATCTGCCGCGTCTTGTCCGAGAGCCAGATGGTCCGCGTCTCGGTCCAGTAGTCGACCGCCGGCGTGATGGTCAGCTCGGCCGGGAGAGGGTTGAAGTTGGCATAGGGGTTGATCTTGACGCAGCCGGTCTTGCGCGGCTGCTCGATGATCACCTCTTCGGTGTAGGGGAGCATCACCGGCGCGGCCATCGGGATCTGATGGATGGTCGGATCAATGGCGAGCTGGATCGAGCCGCCGAAGACGGCGGCCGTCTGCGGAACGCCCTGGTCGCGATAGGTGTCGTCGACGCAGCGGTCCACAAACACGCCATGCTTGGCGACCGGCTCGCGGCTGTCGATGTCGGCCCGCAGCCGCAGCAGCGCGACCAGGTCGCCGAGGTCCTTCAGGAAGGACAGGTGCCGCCACAGCTCCGGGAGGTGGCAGGCGCGCGTGCCGTTGTTGGTGACGACCGGAGTGCCGCGCCAGTCATTGTAGATGTCGGCGAGGCCGAGCAGGTTAGATCGCTCGATCGGCGGCTTGGGGCGCACCGCCGCCGACACGCCGCGCAGGTAGACGATGGCGCCGTTTTCGTCGAGACAAAGCCGGTCGACGCGCGGGAGCTTGTAGCTGTAGCGGACGATCACGGCCGATCCGGTGACGCCGCCGGAGACCGTGACGGACTGCACGCCGATGGTATCGGGCGTCACCACGTCCAGATAGCGATAGGTCACCTGATAGCTCGACCCGACCGCCGGTTCCGCGCCCGCCGGCGACCAGTCGATCTTGCCGTCCGTCAGCAACCAGCCCGTATTGACGGCGAAAGTCGTGGCTCCCTGCGTGACCGACAGCACCTCGGTCGGCGAGTGCTGCAGCACGTCGGAGCTGTTGTTGGGGCTGCCGCGAACAACTGTCTGCGTGATCTGCTTGGTCACAATGACGCTGCCGATCTGGTCCACCGGCCCGCGATTGAGCGCGATGGTCGCGGTGCCCGAGCCACCGTCGTTGAAGGTGTGCGGCTCCGCGTCCACCTCCTCGGTGTCCCAGCTCAGCGGCTCGCCATAACGCAGCGCCGCCGAACGGGTTCGCGTGAAGCCATAGATCGACGCCGCTCCCTCGGAGACGGCGAAATGCATGGCGGCGCCGACCTGCCCGATGGCGGTGACCTGACAGCCCTCGATGACGTAGTTGCCACCCGTCACGCCCCGGTCCTTGGCCGCGATCTGCTGCGCGATGGCGGTCAGGTTGGCGGGCGGCGTCTGATCGAGCACCGTGCCGCCGCGCACGAGATAGACTTGGTAGTAGTCGCCCGGCTCGGCAAGCGAGCGCAGCGACCAGCTCACCGCCTCGATCACGCGCGCGGCGCCGTCCTCGCCTTCACCGGCGGAGCCGGGAATGAGGCCGCGCAACTCCGGCATATCGTCGGCGGTGACATAGCTGCGCGTGATGCGGATGCCGATCGAGACGTCGCCGGCGAGATCCACGCCCTCGATGATCCGTTCCGGCACGCGCCGCACGTCGCCGGCCGCGTAGATCCAGCCTTCGGTCAGCGTGATCGTGCCGGCCTCGGTGTCGACCACCACGGCCGCGCCATTGAGGCGGTCGCCATCGCGCGCGACCATGTCGCCGATCCGCCGCGTGCGGGCGCGGATGATGGAGTCCTGCTCGTTCCACTCCGCCGACTGCGCAAAGGCGCGTCCGCGGAACACCAGTCCCGCGAAGTCCGGGAATGCCGAAAATCGGTCGTGGGTGTCAGGGAAGCCGGACTCGTGCTCGAAGGCCATGTCAGAACCTCAGCAGGCAGGCGACGCGCTCACGCACGGTGCGCCCGAATTCGATGTTGATGGGGGTCTCGCCGATCACCGGCCCGGCCGGCTCAAGGGCTCCCGGCGGCAGGTGCTGGAGCCCCGGCTTGAAGCCGGGAGCCGGAGTCGCGGAAAGGACGAAGCCGACGCTGGCGGCGGTGTTGCCGTAGCCCTCGCCGAAGTCCGTCAGCGCCTCGACATAGAGATAACGGGTCGCGGCCGGCGCCGGATCGAAGCGGCTGGCGCCGACCCGGTAGACGCCCTCCAATGTCTCGATGACCGGGCGCCGGACGCGGCAGCGCCGGTAGAACAGGACCGCGCCGGCGGCATCGCGGAACACCGCCCATGCCGGGCCGGGCCCGGTCGCCTGCATCATGGACGAGGAGCGCGCCAGCGCGCCGTCCGCCGTCCACGGGAAAGCGCCCCATGGAAAATCGCCCCATGTGAGGTCGGCGCCCTCGATCGGCTCCAGCCAGACGCCGAGCGCCTCCAGCTCGGCCTGCGCCATGTCGTGGACGATGTAGACCGGCCGGCCGAAGCTCCACTTGGTCCGCACACCGTCGATGACGACGCCGGAATCATCGTCCCACATGGTCTCGTCGGCGCGGCCCTCATCGGCCTCCAGCGCCCGCACGTCATAGCCGCAATGGGCGCGCCAGCAGTCGGAGCGCAGCGGCAGGGACAGCCATGTCAGGCCGTCGATGCGCACGAGATCGGCCTCGTCGTCGCGGACGCGATCGAGCCCGAGCTGGATGTGGTTCCACCAGCGCCGGCGCGGAGGGGCGTATTCGAGCGTCGCCGAATAGCCGATCCAGCCGAGCGCCTGGTGCACGGCGGCGGGCGTGCCGCGCACCCGCTCCCAGTCGATGCCCTCGCCGATCAGGTCATAGAGGTTCGGGAGGTACGGCGAGAGCATGCCGAGGCCGTATTCCCACACGAGGTACGGCAGGAACGACGCCGGCGGGTTGTTGAGCTTCAGCCCGTGAAGGGCGTCGATCGACGGGCCGAGGCGCAGATAGAGGTCGCCGGCCTCGGAGATCGCCTTTTCGCGCTGGGAGGCGACACTCGGCAGAAGCGGATCGTGCGTGCTCAAAACGCCCTCCCGCGCATGACGGGCGTGACGCTGCGGATCGTGACCGCCTCATAGTCCTGGGCGTAGACCTCGGCCGAGGTCATGCGCGCGCGCCGCACGCCGGCGATCATCGCCCGTGCCTGTACCCACTCGGCGAGCAGGTCGAAGCCCATGCTCGTCTCGGCCGACCACGCCGACATCACCGCGTCGGGGATGGCGTCGAGGATCGATTCCATCGCGTCGGGCAGCAGCCAGACGTCGAGGGTCACGTCCACGGCCGTGAACACCGCCGCGCGCACGTTGAAGATGTCGTTGATGACGCCGTGAGCCGGGGTCTCCAGCGCCGCGCGCACCTTGGCGATCAGCGCCGCGTCGGCCATCCCGTCATTATCGGTCGACCAGATCGCGACATGCACGGTGGGATCGCGGCCGACACGGTAGGCGTGAGCGTGGCGCACGCGCACATCGGCGGCGCGGGCGATGGCTTCGTACCTTTCCTTCGGGCCGCCGGTGGAGCGGCCGGCGATGGCAAGGATGGTGCGTGACTTCAGGGCCTCGTCGAGCTCGCCGCCCATGCGGAAGACGTCGTAGAAGATGGCCAGATGATCGGCGTCGGTGCCGCCCGTGTAGAAGAGCAGGTTGCTGCGGACGGCATCATTGATCCGGGCCCGAAGCAGCGTCTCACGGAACGCGACTTCCTCGAACGCCTTGCGGGTGGTGTCGCTGCGCAGCTGCAGCGTGTCCATGGGCGGCAGCTCGGGATCGATCTCCCGCAGCTGTTCCCAGCGCGCCGCGTAGCTCGCGACCATCTGGTCGACGATCGCCGCGTGGTCGAGCTCCTCGATCGCCTGCGCCGGCGGGAGACCGCGGAGGGTGGCAAGGGTGACGCCGTCCGTCATGCCAGCACCCGCGTGCTGTGCTCGCCGGCCGGCGTGAAATCCCCGAGGTGACCGCGCGGATACCACGTGCCGGTCAGGTCGATACCGAGGATGCCATCCGTGCCCTGGCTGATGACCTCGACATAGCGCAGCCGGAATCGGGGCTCCCAGCGGTCGAGCGCCTCGGCCAGCGCGATCGTCGCGTCGATCACGGTCGCCGCGTTCAGCGGATGGTCGAGCATGCCCGGCAGGCGCGATCCATAGTCGCGCAGCATCACCCGCGTGCCGATCGGCGTCAGCAGGATGTCGCGGATCGACTGGACGACGTGGTCGAAGCCGTCGATCAGGGTGCCGTCGATCGCGTTGACCCCGGCCATCAGCGGCTCCGCTTCCGGCGAGACGGCACGGGCTTGGGCACGTCCGCGACGACGGTGCCGGCGAGCACGAGGTACTTCGCCTCGTCCGCCGTGAGCGACAGCACCTTGCCGGCCGGCTCGTAGATGCCGTTGACCCAGCCGCCGGCGGGCAGCACGTAATCGGTTTTTGACGTGGGCTTCATCGACCTGCCCCCCCAGCCGACATATCGGCCGCAACGATGGCTTCGAGGTCCGACCAGTCGATTGTCTCGAACAGCCTCAGCGGCAGGGTGATCACGAGGTGTGGAGTGCCCTTCTCTCCGGTCACCAGATCGTCACGGCTTGCGATCCGGCCATAAAGCAACGTGGCCGAAGCCCTGCCTCCCAGTAGGAAGACGTGGTTGCCGGTCCCGGCAAAGCCGCCGTCTTCCGAGAGGTGGCGGACCGTTCCATCGGGAGCATCGACGACAGAGAAATATGGCAGGTCGCTGCGCTTCATCTGTTCCTCACACGAACACTTCGTCGGCGCCGACGATGGCGATGTCGCCGCCGCTATCCATCGCGCCGACGAAGTGAACCTTGCGCTCGCCCTTGTTCAGCCGGGTCTTGCCGTCCGTGATGATCTCCAATCCCTTGAGGGTGACGACGCCTCCAACGATGGAGATCTCGCCGTCGCCCTGGACGATCGAGCAGCGGCCGTCCTTCGCGGTGATCCGCACGTCGCCGATCGTCATGACGTGCGCCTTGGCATCGTCGGACGGCGACGGATTCGCGGTCGAGAACCCGCCGGTGTCGATCCAGCCCTGCCCGATATCGCCGGAAGGCGAGACCACGCGCACCTGCTCGCCCTGTCCGGGCGGCGACCACGTCTTGATGACGCCGGCGCGCTCGGTCCACGGCAGCGGCGGCGTCAGCACCGGCTTGCCATCGGGATCGACGCCGATCTTGATCCGGGCGGTGCCGTCCGGGTTGACCTCGTGCACCGTGCCGACCCGGACGACATTGGCGAGCCGGCGCTCCAGCTCGGCGAGGTGGTAGTCGCGAAAGCGCACGGCGCGTTCGAGCCGCGCGAGGCGCCGAAAAATGGTGGCGTCCGTCATGGCTGGCCTCCCAGCGTTCCCAGAGCCGCGCCGTCCGACCAGATCTCGACGCTGGCACTGAGGTTCTGCGCATAGGCGTTCGCCCCCATGCGCAGCTTCATCGTCCAGCGCACGCCCCACAGCGCCAGTCCGGCCGATTGCACAGCGCCGCTGTAGAGGTTCTCGCAGCGGGCCGGGCGCCCGGCCTGCACGAGCGGCAGTCCCCAGCGCTCGGCGTGGACCTTGACCAGGACGTTGTGGACATGGCCGAGCACGGCGAGGTCGCGCGGCTTGCCGCGCTCATCCCGCGTGACGATGAAGGCCCCGACCTCGACGACGCCGTCCAGCTGGCCGGTATCGATCCAGTTGATCTTGTCGACGCCGAGCACGGCGACCCGGATCGCCGGCGCGGCGGCGCCGAAGCGGGCAAGGGCGGCCATGTCGAAGCGCCCGCCGAACGCCTCGCAGGATTTGACGTCCGGCAGACTGCCGAGACCGGCGACGATGGGGTCGAGCAGGGTTGCGAGCGTGGTCATTCGGCGAGCCCCGCGATGAAGGCTTCGATCGCGTCGAGGATCTCGACGGTGTTGTCGGCCGAGACACCCATGAACGGGCGCGGCGGGACGACGACGCGCTGCGAGAAGACGGTCTGCCCGCCCATGGAGATGACGAGCGCGTCGGCAGTCTTCGGCGTGATGACCGCTCCGAAATGCAGGACGCCGGCGCCGATGAAATTGTTGGAGACGCGGACCTCCGGGTCGCTGACCTCGTAATAGAAGGCATCCGCGAGGTTCTTCCCGGTGTCGTAGAGCGGCGTGCCGCCGCGCTGGACCGGCGCGAAGGGCCGGCCGGCGGGCGTCGTGTGCTCGCTCTCGATGCGGCGCTGGTGCTGGCTCTGCATCATGCTGCCCAGCCCTTCGAGCAGCTCGGGCCGGTACTGTTCGAAGGCGGCGAAGCGATCGAGCGCGGCGAGCGCGCTGTCGGCGCCGTCGACATTGATGGTGAGGGTGAGCGACATCACCAGATCTCCCCGAACCGCTTCGCGGGCGCGATCAGCACCGGAGCATTGGAACTCTGGGCGGCGGGCGACGCCGCCGGCAGGCCGAGACCGGAGCGGCCTGCACCGATCGCTTCCAGCGTCTTACGGGCCTCTTTGGCGCGGGCCTCGATCTCGTCGGTCATGTTGCCGGGGCGCAGCGCCAGCCGGTGGATCGCGAGATCCATCGCCAGCGAGCGCAGCAGCGGCGGGACGGCCGGCAAGGGCAGCGCGTGGCGGGCCGACACATAGCCGTCGATCACGGCGCCGGCGTCGTCCAGGGCGCGCCCGATCGCCGCCTCGTCGCGCACGCCGTCGCCGGCGGTGTCGGCGAGCAGGTCGAGCAGCTCGGTGCCGTAGGTTGCGTCGATGTCGGCGGCGGTCGCGTACATGGGTGGTCCCTGAAGACAGCTCCCGGCGCGGGAGGCGCCGGGAGATCGAGGACAGCGGCGCGGCCGTCAGGTCGCGCGGATGGTCAGCAGCGGGTCGGCGTAGAGGCCGGCGAGCTGTTCGCTGGTCAGGTCTTCCGCCCGCACGGCGGTGGGTGTCGGCCCGAAGCGTCGGCCGGCACGGCGCCGGCCTTCAGGCGGGCCGATGACGACGAGCCAGCCCTCGAAGATGTGCTCGTTCACGTTGACCTTGAGGATGCCGCGGGCGAGCTGCTCCGGTGGGTTATCCGCAGGCTCGTAGACGATACCCAAGTCGGCATCGGGGGCGGCCGCAGCCGAGCCGCCCTCCGATGCCTCGCCGGTTTCGGAGACGGCACGGCGAGGCCTTGCAACCTCATCCGGGAGGCTTGTGGCCTCGGAACCCGTCGCCTGGGCAACCTCCCCGTCGATATCGCCGACGGGCTCGGCCTCCGGCTCTGCCTTTCCGCCCGTGCTCTGCACCGGCTGCGGGGCGGCAGGTATGGATGACGGGGGCGCGGACTGTGTCCCGGACGACGCCTGCAGAGCGTCGCCACCGCTACCGGCGCTGGGGGCCTCGCGAGCCGTACCAGACGCCCCCTCGGGGGTATTCGTGACGATGGTGGTGTCGGCCGCCTGGACGGTGGCCTCGCCGGGCTTCGCCTTCTCGGCGGCCTTGGTGGCGCGGGTCTTCTTCGCGGTGACGGGGGCCATGGCGATCGTTTCCTGCAGCGTAAGAGACAGACGGCGAAAGAGAGGCGGCGTTGCCGGCGCCGCCTCCGGTCGTCAGGCGGCGGGCGCCGGGCTCAGATGAGCCACGGCACCTCGTAGATCTCGACCAGATTGCGATCCGTGTTGGTCGCGCCGTTCTCCAGACGCTCGGCAAGGATCAGGTCGCGGGCGCGGTCGGCATTGGACGGGCCGACCAGCATGAGGTTCGGCTTGATCGCCAGCGGGCGGCCCTCGTCGTTCTTCAGGCTGGTCATCGCCGTGCGGGCCGCGCGGAAATTGGCCTTGGTCAGCTCGGCCTTCGAACCGAACGCCATCTGCCAGAACCCGTAGCCGGTGCCGTACCGCGCATAGGCGCCGTACAGGAATTCGTTCTTCATGAAGGTGTGCATGTTGGCCGGGTCCTCCTGCGGGATGAACTCGGGCTTCTTGCGCACCTGCAGGATGAACGGCTTCAGCGCCTTCGAGGTGTCGAGCAGGAACCACGGCGCGCCCGCGCCGGCCTGCATGTTCGACACGCTCTCCTCCTCGCCCGTCGCCGGGTCGATCACCGGATGGTCGGTGTCGAAGAACGACTGGCCATCGTAGCACTTCGAGGTGAAGCCGGCGGCGACGGTCTGGAAGACCAGTTCGTCCGGGAACTTGCCGACCGCCTCGCCCATGGCGCGGAAGCGCGGGGCGAACACGCCGTGGGTATCGTCCTCGATCTTCGGACGCGGCACGCCGATGGTGTCCTCGAAGTCCTCGTTGGCGATCGAGTAGCCGTGCTGCGTCAGGTTCTTGATGACACGGTCGCCCACCCACTTCTTCATGCCGGGAAAGGCGCCGAGCCACGGATAGTCCTCGACAGACGTAGAGGACGGCACCTCGGTCGCGATCCGGCCCCAGTAGGTTTCAGAGCCTTCGAGCCCGGCGGTGAACAGGGTCTTGAAGCCGCGATTGAGGTGGGTGAGAGAGCTGGTGTTGAGAAGCATCTGAGCTGGTCCTGGCGGCAGCGCCGCGATTGAGTTGGAGCCGCGCCGGCGTCAGCCGACGATCACCCACACCCCGCGCTCGTCGACGGCGAAGCAGGTGCCGGCGCGCGAGCGGGTGTTGGTGCCGTTGGTCTTGGCGACGGTTTCGTCGTCGACGATGAAGACGTCCTTGCCGATCGAGGTCGCATCGACCGGATCGGCGGCCGAGTTCGAGAGGGAGAAGCAGCCGCGTCGGACGCGAACGCCCATGCCCGGCCCGGCGTCCTCGGTGAAGATGCCGACCGCCGTCAGGCCGACGGCGGTGGAGCCGGGCGCGATGGCGCCGGCGGCGTCGAGGACGGCAAGCCCGCCCTGATAGACGGTCACGCCGGCCGGCACGACGAAGTCCCGGAATTCCGGGTCGCGCCGGTTGGTGTTGCGGGAGCGGGAAAGAGCCATGGGTGTTGCGTCCTGATGAGGGGAGAGCGGGCCGCGCCTACGCGGCCTCGGCGGTCTTGGTCTTGAGGTAGTCCGCCTCGCTCAGCCCGAGCTGGCGGCACATGGCCTTCTCGACCTCGTCGAGCGTGCCGGCCGGCGGTGTCGTGCGGCCGGGATCGTCGAGGCCGGACGGCTTGACGATCTGCGGCGCGGTCGCGAGCAGCCCCTCGACCTGCGCGAAGTCCTTCTGGGCGAGCGCGACATAGTGCGGCTTGGAGGCGGGGGCGATCTTGCCGGCGGCGACCGCGCCGTCGATCAGCGTGGTGACGCGGGCGTCGAGGTCGCTCCGGTCGCGCTCGGTCAGCTTCTGCTCGGCGGCGGTGGCGCGCTGCAGGACCTGGTCATAGTCGGCGCGCGGCACGAACTTCTCCAGCGACGGCGTCTGCGCGCTGGCGGTGGCGGCGACGAGGTCGGTCTTCAGCTTGGTGACGGCGGCGGTCGCGTCGGCTTCGGTCGCGGTCTCGGCAAGGCCGAGCGCGGCAAGGGTGCTCTTCATGGTGTCCTCGGTGGTGGTGCTTTGCTGGGCGAGCGCCGGCAGGGAATTGAAGGCCGGCCGATTGACGAGCCCCGCGCCGATGATCCGGGCGATGCGCCCGGCCTTGTCGTGCAGGAAGGTGGGGCTGATGTAGCGGTAGTCGCGACCGGCGATGGAACGCCGGCCCTTCTCGGTCCAGTCGACATGCGCCCACTGGGCGCCGTCGCGCACCTCGATCCGGTCGATCCACCCGGCGGCGGGAGCTTCCTCGCCCTTCGGCGCGCGGTGATCCTGCGCGTGCTCCCAGTCGATGGGCAGGTCGAGACCGTCCAGCATCGAGGCGGCGGCGACCGCGTCGGGATCCTCGATCGTCCACGAGCGCCCGTCGACCGCGCGAAGCTGCGGGCCGGCCGGCAGGATCATGATCCATTCGGGCACGGCACCGGCGGCGGCGAGCGCGATGGGCGTCAGGATCGAGGCGCGTGCGGTGGCGAGGTGCTGAGGCATGCCGGCGACCATGACGCGGTGCCGGCGATCCATCGCCCCGGAAGGGCTTCCGGCCGAGAATGGGATGCCGAGGGGGGACGGCAATCCATCGCACAATCCCGGCCCGGCCGCCACCGGGATCGTCACGACGCGCTTAAGAGCGCCGTAAGAGGCTATAAGAGGCCGGAGACGGCCGATCAGTCCCCCTCATGGGAAAGTCATCGGGACCGGGGCGCCGGCGGCTCACGGCCCGCCTCTGCAAACCGCCCCGGCGCGGTGGCAATCCTTGCGGATGGTGCTATATTTGGGTGAGGCGGCTGAGCGAAGCTAGAGCAGGGATCAGCCTCGGAGGAAGTCGCGACCTCCCAGCCGCCTATTCCCCTCTTTCGAGCTTCTTGACCAGGGCCTCCATGCGCGCCGGCGTGTCGCCGAGCGGGTGCAGCGTGCGCACATAGAGGTAACCGTCCGCCGATTTGCCCAGGACGAGCCGGGCGAACTGGCGGCCGATCCGCCCGAACAGAGCCCACACATTCGCATGCCGGGGATCGGGGATCGGCCGGGCGGCGTCGAAGAGCTGCTGCACGGCGGCGAAGTCGGACAGGCGCCGGCCGGCATGGCCGAGCTTGGTCTTGAGCGTATCGTTCGACACGCTGACGATCGCGCCGCGCGCCCCGGCCGCCTCCGCCAGCTCGGGCGCCACGGCCACCGGCATGTGGACGCGCTGCGGAAGCCGCATCAGCGTCTCCGGCGTGCGTGACGACCAGAGCTGCTGCAGCTGCGCGCGGGCGACGTCCTCGCCGGCATCCTCCATCGCCTCCGACATCGAGCGCATGAGCGTCTCGGCGCGCGCGAGGCCGGGGTTCGTGTGCCAGCCGGGATCGATTCCTTCCGGGATCTGCGTGATCTCGCCGGTGCGCCGGTTCTTGTGCGGGACCGTGACGATGGCCGGGGCGGTCTTGCGGTAGAACACGCCGCCCTCGCCGGGCGGCCGGCCGAGCAGCCGGCGCGCCTCGGCTTCCGTGATCTGGCGGACACGGCAGAGACAGCCCCAGCCATTGGGCGGGAAATGCGTGCGCCAGAAAGGGTGATCCACCGGCAGGATCAGGCCGACCCAGCCGAGATGCTCGGCGCGCGGCTCCAGCGCCGTGGTCTCGACGTACAAAAAATACGGCAGCATGCGCTTGGAGCGCTGCGCCCGCGCCCACTGACCGGCCGCGCGTGCCGAGCGCATGTTGCTCCAGAATGTCACCTCAAGACGCCGGGGCAGCGAGAAGTCCACCATCTTGGCCGGATCGACGCCGGTCGGGTCCGCGACGGTGCGCGGTCCCCACCATCCCTGCGGCGTCAGGCGGTCGCGCATTTCGGCCCGGAACTGCTCAAAGGTCATGCCGCGCTCAAGCGCCTGACCGATGGCCTGGTCGAACTCGCCCAGCACCCGCATTTCGGTGACGCCCGCGACGGTATGAGCATAGGCGTGCTCCTCCGCCCACACGTCGAGATAGCTGAAGCGCGGGCGCAGCTGCTTCCCGTTCCAATAGTCCAGCACATCCTCGGGCGGGTTCGTGCTCAGCGACACGTCGGCCATGGACGGTCAGTCCTCGACGTCGCCGAGGCCGCGCGCCTTCGCCGTCGCCCGCGCGATCGCGTCGGCCAGCGCCGACCGATCCGTCCGCGTGAGGGCGTCCAGCATCGCCGCGCGCAGCTCGGCGTAGGAGGTGGCGCCCTCCAGCGCCTCGCGCATCGGTTCGAACAGCGGATCGGTGATCGCGACCCAGTCGCCGAAGGTCTCGACCAGGATCGACACCAACTCGTCGTCCGCCGGCGCGACCTGCGCCGCCAGCGCCGGCGCATGGCGCTGGCCGCAGCCGGGGCAGACCGGGTGCAGGGCGCGCGCCGTGGCCGACGCCGGCGGCGGCTCGACGGGCGGTGCCTCGGCGCCGCCGCGCGGGGCGGCGAGCAGTTCGTCGTCGTCGGCCGGGTCGCTCCAGCCGAGCTTGTCGCGCACCTCGCTGGAGGACACCTTGCCGCCGAGCCGCACATAGCGCTCGGTGTTCTCCATCAGCGCCTTCAGGTCCTCGGCCTCCTCGACCGGATAGGACAGGCGCGGATAGTTCTCCTGCGGGCCGAAGTTGAAGGCGACGAAGGGCTCGATCACGTCGCGCTGGATCGTCGCCGCGAGCACGCGCGAATCCGAGCGCAGGATGTCGTGGCGCACCTCGTTGTGCTCCTTCGACACCGCGTGGCCGCCGGAGATCGCGTCCGTCGTCGTGGTCTGGCCGAGCACGATCTTCGAGAGCTGCTCGTCGATGTAGCGGGCCTTGCTCTCAAAGGCGTTCGATCCGGTGGACGCCTTCGTCTCCTGAAAATCCACCGACATGGATTCGGGCATGATGGCGGCGGCGTCGCCGGCGATGTCGCGCACGGCGCGCAGCAGCGCGGCCTTCTCCTCATTGGTCGCGCCGGGGCCGTACTTACCGATCCTGAACGGCATGCCGTAGATTTCGAGGAACGCCATCCAGTCCTTCAGCGTGTAGCTCTTCAGCATGAAGGACCAGAGGGCGAGACGCGCGAGGCCGCCCCGCCCCGGCAGTCCCGACTTGAGCCGTGGGAAGTGCGTGATGAAGGTGTACGGCGCCA